CAGTTAATAATTGATATTCATTATGGATTGCATTCTTAGCACTTCTGTCAATATAGTGTTCTATATTTAAAATTGTTGTATCGTTGGATACAATTGCTTTATAATTATAGAAAAATACTTTATTTGTATCAGCCAATGCGATATAGGTATTTCCAACAGTTGACGGATCACTAATCGATAGTGCAACAGATGCCGATGAAATCGTTCTACCCTTCATGTTTGAAGGAATTGTTGTCTTACTTTTTACCCAGTAATAATATTTTGTTTCAGTAACTAGACCCGTGTTTACATTTAAAAATTCTTTATAACTATAAACTGTATCATCAGGATATAATGGTTGACCACTTATTCCTAATTGTAATCCTTCGGTCGAATCTGCTACAGATGACCATTCACTCGGTAACAATGGTGATTCTACCCATTCGTAAACATCGATGCTAGAACCCTCGGCTTGTTTACCCCAGTTCGCTAATCTATAAGCAGTATCGCCTTGTTCATAATCTATCCACTTGGCTGTTGAAATATTCCACCATAACTTTCCAACGTTCTTATCGTACCAAGCAACACTTGAATCAACTGTAACTCCATCAATACCTACATTGTATGTTGCAGGATCATATGGTGTTTTAAATGATAATTCTCTTTCTGCTTCTCTTAAAATTTTTAGTTTAGCAGGATCATATACTTCAAGATCTTGTATCTTTGTGTCTGTTGTTGCATCATAAAGTGCAATTCTCTTAATAGATGACAAATCAACTTTATTTGTTTGTTGGCCGATTACTTCTAAAGAATTAATACCTAACTGTTTTCTAAACAGTCTAACCATTCCAACCGTAGTTCCGCTAAAATCTAATGTTGCTCCGTGAGTAGTTGGTTCAATGTAATCTGGCGATCCAACTAAAATAATATCCGCAGAAGCATGAACCGAATAACCAAAAGATTCGTTGAGAGAAAGATCATCTTGTAGTTTTTCTGCTAGGAAATATAGATCTCCTTTTTTCTCATAAACATAAACTGCTCCAGAATAACCACCATATGTTTTAAATGTTGTTCTGGAATTATCAAAGGATGTCTGACTTTCGTCAAATCTAATTGGTAAATTATATCCTGTATTATTTGCACCTACAACTATTTTATTTGTGCTAGGTGATATAGAAACACTTTGTCCAAAATATTCGTTTGGATATTTTCCGTAACTATCAATTTTTTGTTTTAATCTAAATCTATTTTCGCTAGAATCTGTTTCAAACTTAAAGATGTAAGCACTTCCTTGATTCTGATAGTTTCTATCTGCTTTAGGACTTGTAATTACTAAGGTATTACCGCTGTGATCAATTGATACAGCATAGCCTAATTGATCTCCGCTGTTAATGGTTTCCGTTTGTGCCAGATCACTAATTTCTGCTAATGAGTCTGCCGTGATAGTTTGTATTAGATAATAATATCCTAGTTCATTTTTCTTATAGATGAAAACTTTACCCACAGATTCTGACGAACTGTCGCCGACATTGACCCACGGATAACCGCTATCAGGTGCTTGGTTATAACTTCTGATTGAACTGTCAGGCCCAACTGCATTACTACCTATGTTGTCTAATCTATGATAACCGTTTTGATATTTTACAACATCTCCTTGGATGTATTCAAAGTTTGCCTGCCAGTTTCCTCTATAGTTTGCAAAATATTGTCCATCGGCTTCCACAGCACTGATTACAAGAGTGTTTCCTGTATAATCTAATGCAACAGAACTACCAAATTTATCTCCGGCTTTAATAAGTTCTGCCAACTGCGAATTAGTTAAAATTCCTGTTGCTAAGGTAGAACCATCATCTTCGATGCTAACACTTTGAGGTAAAGATGTTAACGTATTAATGCTATCTAGTTTAATCCAATCCGAAGACTCTATTGTAATTGTACTGCCGTCACCTTCATTATCTGTTAATGCTTTCCATAAATTACCAGCATAATATACAACACTATCTTTAGGATAGAATGTTTGTTGAGTTACTGTTCCTGTTCCTTCTGTCGGTCCTAAAGAAACAAACACCGTTCCCGGAGTATTGCTTGGAGCACCTACAAGACTAAAATTAGTAGTACCAGATGAAGTAATGGTGTAAGTTCTACCTGGTTTCATTTCAGTGGCTGCGAATGTTCCACCTGGTTCGTAAGTTCCTTTATAATCAGAATTTTGATCTAGTACCCAACCGTCCGTTGCATCATAGATGTAAGTATAAACTCTTCCCTTTTCTTCGCTTGCTCCTGGTGCAGAAACTACCATAGAATAATTGCTGCCATTTTTTGCAAGTGCTATCTTACTACCAAATAGTTTATCACCGTCGGCTCTTGGACTTACAAAGTTATCCTGTAATGTCCATTGATTACCAACATACCTATATACAGAAATCATTCCCTGCTGTTCGTAGCCTTCATTAGTTCCTGTCTCTAGTGCTTGTACATTTTTAACAATTTCCCAATCATCACTATAAACGTTAATGGTGCTTCCATCGCCGATAATAGAAGTATTTGCTTTCCATAGTTGTCCAGCATAAAGAACAATGTCTCCGGCTGAATAATTTTCTATCGAACTGAACACTCCTTGATAATTGCTTCTAATTCCACTAGCATAAGGAGCACCAATTACCAACCATTCGTTGTCAGGACTTAATGCAACCTCCTGTCCAAAGGTTCCAGTAGTTGTTGCTCTAAAGGAAGCAGGTGGTTCTAATATTTGTTTTACATCTAATCCTGCTGTTGTTTCTAAATAACAAACAACTATTCCAGAACCTGTAATTGAACTTAAAATCTGTTTTCTGACTTCAGCATAAACTACTTTTTTGCCTGCGTTTAAAGGTGTGCTTGTTCCGTAGTTGATAAGTTTCTTAGGAGAATATTGTTTATTTTTTTGTACAACTTCCCATAAACCGTTTTCATTTTTATCAACAAAAAGTTTTGAACCAGTTGATAGTAAAGCAAGATGTTCTACATCAATAGAAGTATAATCGTCAAATCTTGCCTTGGTTAGCAATATCGGATATTTTATAGAACTTGGTTCAAAACCTATTTCTGCCGTTGCTGTAGATATCTCAAAAGAAATATGAAATGCATCAACTGAAGTAATTTTTTGGAATCCAGTGATATCTCCCAAGTCAGTTAATCCGATGATATCTCCTACAGCCAGCCCGTGCCTTTTATTAAAAGTAATTGTGATTGTAGTTTTGTTCGCTGCAATGTCTGTCATGACAAGTTCTGGAACATAATTAATTCTTAGAACTGTCCACGAAGTATTGTCAAATGTTACCCAAATGTGGTCATTTTCATTGATGTTGTTTATGTCAATATTTAGAATATCATCTCTATTCTTTACAATGTATTTTACCTGAGTGTTCTTTACATAACCTGCAGTTTTCTGAACAACATCACTTGCTGTTGCATTAATAGATGTAGTATATGGTACAGGAGCATATAAGAAATCTGATCCGTCAACTCTATAATATCTATCAGCAAAATTTCCTTGTGCTGTTTCAGTTACAATAACCGGTTGTGGGTTTATCTTAAATTGATCAGTTTGTAATTGAATTTCAATATTATTTGACTGATCACTACCACCAAACTCTCCTAGTTTAAATGCCCATTCTTCTTTTAATTTAATTCCGTTATTTGCTGTTCTTCCTAATTTATCAAATACCTTAGTTAAAGAATTTGCTGTTCCTTTTTCTCTAATAAAGCCTTGATAAATTCTAAATTGTGTAACTTGATCCTCAGCAAGATTTTGTAAGTATTCTCTAGTTTGATAACCAACTGTATGTCTTGCTAGATCTCTTTGGCTTGAGCTTAATCCTTCCGAATCAACATCAAAATAATCTTCTATTTGATTAACTCTATAATCAAAATTAGGAATTAATTTCTTGGTTGGGGTGGAATCTAATTTAGTCCAATTATCTGCATTAAATTCTTCCTTGCTTGTATGATTATATCTACTTGTATAGTTTATACCTTGGTAATTTGTAATGTCTCCAAGTCTATAATCCTTAAAAGGTTCCCATGATGCAATGTCCACATTATCAAATAAGAAACCCGGAGACGTATAATCACCGTCCCAGTCAACTGTGCGGAAACCTAGAACCTTAATTCTTTCCTGTCTATACCCTGTTGGTTTATCAAAAATAACATCGTTGAATACTGTTTTGTCATTAAAGATAGTTACATGTTCTTTAAGAACATAATTTACTTTTAGGTAATAAATTCCTCTAGTGGTATTGGTTGTAGAAATCGTAAATGATTGAAACTCTCTAAGAACATCAATGTTTTGAGGTTGTATTGCTTCACCATTATCTGTTAAAACATTATAATCATAAAACCCGTCAAACAAATTATCAGCAACACCAACTGGTATTGAAATTTTTAATCTTTCTGCGCCCGGGCTAAGTGTTATTAAACTTCCGACTGCCCAGTTATGGCTGGTCCAATACATAAATTCTCTGCAGGACGTTGTGAAATTTTGTATAACTTGATTATCAGGATCATAATTCTCAAAAACTATTCCTTGATCTTTTAGATATTCTTCGTATCCTAATAAAAAGTCTACAACGCTTTGAATGGAATTCAAAGTCGTTCCGTAACTTAATTTGTTTAAACTAAATCTATTAAAGTTTCTTCTTCTTTGGGCTGTTACTGCACCATTGACCGGTAGCTCTGGTAATTTTGTCCATTTATCAGATTGAAATACATCGGTGCTTGTATGAGTTTCTTTGGATCTATAATAATCGTTTCTATACTGTACTATTGCACCGTTATTAAATTTTTGATTTGTCGTCCATTCAACATATGTTGTTGATACACCTCCAACTGAAATTGTTGGATCCTTCTGATTAGCGATCGAAGTATAATATGAAAAATAAGGATTAACGTCATCGTATCCATTAATGATCCAACCACCTTCTGTCTTTTCAAGAATTACTCCACTATACGAAACACTTCCAATGGGCGAACTTACATTAAAAATAATGTTGTAATTTTCGGCCGGAACAAATATGCTTGAAGAAGAAGAACTAGGACTCTTACTATCCAATAGATATTTCTGCTGATCCTTATCAACGAAACCATTCAGCCTAGATGACAATCTTACATTTATATTAGAAAGTATATCCTGTCCTGATTGTATTGTGTTTCCTAAACTTCTAATGTAACTAGAAATGTATATGCTTAACCCAGAAGATTGTGTTTCGCCAGGAACTGGTAAAACAATCTGATTAGATTTAATAAAAACATTCGATGTTGCGTTTACAATTTGATTAACTGCATTTCTCTTTGTCTTGGATCTATCAAAATTACTAATTATAAATTCGAATGGTCTAAGCAATGACAAAGCAATCATTATTACAAAAGGAAATTCACTGCTTGATCTATAAGCATATTCCGACGGAGAAACATCTCCAAGTTGAAAACTTCCTTTGTTGTTAATTAAAGTAAAATTAGTTGCCAGGCCGCTGTCCAATGGACTTAATAATATTCCATCTGCATCAACAGGAAGATGATTCATGATCGATGTGCGGGCATATCTCTTATAAGTTCCTGCCCTGTCACCGTGTCTAATTATACCATCTCTAATATCTTCCCACAGAATTAAGTTACCACTAGTATAAGGCGCCGGGCCATATTCGTCTTCCCACCAAGTTGGTTTTTCAGAGAATCCTAAACATTCCCAAGGACAACGGTGCGGTCTATCTGTATCATAAAAATGTTTATATACACCTCTCCACCATCCGGGAATATTTTCCAATTTTGTTGGATCCGTCATGTTCGAATAAGTGTATGTAAACGTTTCAGTTTCTTTGAAATAATCGTTTGTTGTGTATGATAGATTAGTATTTGCAACCCATCTTAAAAACTCTTGGCTTGCTACGCTATCAAAATCATCTTTTGTAAATAATGCATTCTTGTAATATCCTCCAAGGTTTCCATCGATATCAAAAACTTTAGAATCATATTCTTGCTTAATATTGTTATAAATTCTATATTCTAATTCTAACAGTAGATCATCTCTGTAATCATTATATGCAATAGTGATGCTTCCGTCGTGTCCTTGTATAACATATTGAGGATCTCTATAAGTATCATCTAAGAACTTCATAGGAGTATACTTCTTATACAAACCGATCGATGACGGAGTTGCAGGAATATGACTAAATGCTGTTGAAACATATTCTTTTATTTCGATTATGTCTCCTTCGTTTAGATCCAGCGTTAATCTAACAAAACCAAATGTTGAATCAAAATCATAATCTCTGCCATTTAATAGTTGTAAATTATTTCTATAAATGTAAACTGCTCGTCTGCTTAGTGTGTTTAAATCAAATTTTTCACTAAGAGTAAAAGTTTTAATTCCTGTGTCTTCAACAGTATACGTTAAAAGATTATATGCACCCGTACCGATCATGTCCGAGTCAGAGAAAGGACTATTAATTGACTTTGTTCTTGTAAGACTTTCAATGATTTGATCTACTTGACTAGAAGGATCATCGTTAGTAAATTGTAACTCTGTTGATTTCTTTAAGAAATTTTCTTTGAATATAGAATACTGTTTCTTAGCAAATTGCAATGACTTAATTAAATTAATTTCTCTATCACAAATCATCGCTATTGCTGAAGCAGCAATTCCGCTGTGCTTTAAGAATCTCTTTGAATTTTGTTGAAAATCTGAAATATCTCTTAAATTGTTTACACCCGGCAATGACCCAACAAATCTATCATCAAAGTCTAAAGAAGTTCTAATATGATCAGTTGCCTGTCCTAATGTAAAAGAAGTTAATGTTGTGTTTAAAGGATTTTTTTCAAGTCCAACAGGAATTTCATAATATCCGCCAACAGGTTCTATGTCTCCAACAATCTTAACTGTGATTACATCCTTGGCTGCAAATGTTTTGTTAAAGGTAAATGTTTGTTGATCTCTTGTGTACGAATCATCTGCTAACTTAATTGAATTTTGATAAAAATTAATTTCCATATCAGATGTTAACAATTCCCAATCAACAGTGTTGAAAACAACTGACGATGTTGCTTCTTCAACTATAACCGAATCTACTATAGGTTGGAGATATTTCTTATTTGTTAATATCCATCCGTTATCTAAATTTTCATTAATTTTAAAATAGGAAGTATTAATATTTTTTGAATAAACTTTTTGATTTTCTGTGTAACTAATTGAATCAATATCAAAGTTCCATTCGAATTGAATGTCACCGACATTATCAATATTAAGATAAGAAAGCGCAAATCCTAGTTCTTTATCAACTGTTCCGTTGCCAACTTTGTAACTAACAAGTTTATTTCCTTTGAATGTACTAACAGGGTATGTATCCGAATCACTTAGACTTACACCGTTGTCATCGAATATATTAAACAATGGTGCTTGATTAACTTTTGTTTTTTCTTGGCTAGGTTTCCATGCTGTTCCGTCGAAGAAGAACATATCACCTGTATTGTTCTTTCCTCGTCTTACAAGAACACATTCATTAAGCACCGAACCCGAATCGCTTGCTTCTTTTAAGTTAATTTGTCTTACTCCGTTGTGAACAACAAAGTTCACAACATAGATTTTATTGTTTGCAAGACTATCGGTATCTGCTGTTACTAGAACTCTTGCTCCTTCAAATAGAAACTCGCCATCAATGCTGTAACCAGTACTTCCTTCAATTGTAGAAAATACATCAGTTGTATAGTCATCAACATAATCAACAGTGGTCTTAGCAGTTGTGCCGTGTTGATAAAGTTGAATACCAGGATGGAATTCAATAATTGGTCTTTTTGCTCTTGCTGTTTCTGGTGCATCAAAATCACTATTTCTACTTCTATAGGAATATTCTAGTACCGATCTGTGGAACCATCTATTGTAACGACTCCACGGATTTGAATCGTTACTTGCTCTATTGATAGTGATGTAATCTTTTTGACCTGGATATTGGCTAGCATCATCAAAAGGTAATGTATCAAAACCCTGATTATCAAAAAGTATTTCTGGAGTATCAGTTGAAAGGACAGGAGGAACTAAGTCAGCAAATCTTGTTAATTTAATTTCCTTGCCAACTCCTTCGACCAACCAAGTATCCGAAGCATATTTTTCAGGTTGTACCTGGCCTCTAAATTCTAATATTAAGCCGTTAGAAAGTTCTACATTATTAGAACTTGTATAATATTTTTTACCTATAATATCTTTTTCAACATCAATAAATGTATTGCTGTCAATATCTGCAATAATGAATCTGCCTAATCTATTAGGATTAGTTGCACTTTGATAATAAATTACATCAGGAGAATTGTTAGGAACTGTAAAAGTTAATGTTCCAACTTCTATAGAATTATTTGTAACCCCTTGGTTATAAATTAAAGAAGACAATGATGCTGAACTATCTATTAGTTCCCAATCCTGAGAATTAATATCAATGCTGCTACCATCACGCGGTGAAATTTCTTCTCTGGCTCTCCATAATTGACTGTTATATACTGCAAGGTCTCCAGGGAAGTATGTCTTAAGAGGATCATAATTTAATGATCCTGTGTCATAATTAGTTCTTAATACAAAAGGCTCTCCAGGAGAATTAATATCAAACTTATAAGTCTGTCCTCTATATAAAGTAATAGTTGGATTATTTGTTACGCCGTCCGGTGTGAAAACCCAAGTCGATCCTATTCCTTGATTAACTTTGTATGTCGATTGTACTGATTGTGTTTGTCCTTGCACTGCCACAGAAGGTGGCCCAGCAGGCATCCAATAGTATTCACTATAATTGATAAACTTGTCCCAATCAATCGGAGGATTCCAACTATAATGTTCTTGGTATGTTATCTTGTCGTCTCTATCGATATCATTACCAAAGAACTTAATCATATTTTTAAGATCTAGATAATCATAAAATTTTCGTAAGTTTTGATCTTTTTCAACCGTAACACCTGGCTCTAATTGATAACGACTTCTTAGTGTTTGATCAGTATCAAGATAAACATCATTGCCATTAAATGTCTTTCCATAACGCTTTCCAACATATCCAGAAAGTTTATCAAGGGCGCCGGGTTGAATAAAAGGATCAACAACGCCAGATAAAAATTTGTCATTAGGATCTGTTCTAAAAGTATTTGGTAGAAGGTCTATAGACTTTCTAATTGGTAAATCACTTTTGGGATATTTTTTATCAGCCATTAGGTATTACTCACTACTGTGCCTGAGCCAACATTAATTTCAGCAGCGGTAATACTAGATACAATTTCTATATCATCAACTGTCGCACCGCTTACAAAAATTTCGTCTGGCTTTCCTTGGATTTCAAATAAACTTCCGAATCCCTGATCTTGTTGTCTCGGTAGTATAACAAAATTAGTGACATCCGGAGAAACAGTATTAATTACAAATGTTGTTAATTCACTTAGGTAAAATCTATCACCGAAGTCCCAGTTGTTGATATCGAAGAAAGTATTAATTGCGTTAACAATTCTTACTTTCAGGTTGTTGTTATTAATTGTCTTTCCTGGGTTTTTAACAACCTTAAATTGTGCCTGTAATTTTGGTGTTGCTGTTTGACCAAACAACACTTTGTATTTTACTGGATGAAAAACAATCTCATCGCTTATTGCTTTGATACTGTTTAGTGTTGAACCAAATTCAATTCTCAAAGCATCAGTTGTCGGTGCCTCTGGTTCGTCAATTGCACCAGCAAGATAATTTCTAAAATCTGTATCATAATTTCTAGTTAATAGATATAAATCAACAATGTTTGTAACACTCGGATCTATTCTTCTATCTTCGCTTGCTGCATGAGTGTATTGGAATTTAATATCTCTTCTTCCGATGTTTGCTCGATAGTTACTCTGTAATACCAATGTATTGGTTGTTCTATCTACTCTTTTAACTCTATTTTCCGAAACATCAGTAAAATAAATTAACTGTCCGTCGTTATAATCATTTACATTAATTAAAGTTTCTTTTTCTGCAATCAATATAGTATTGTTAGAATTATCAAATAAGTTGAACACTGTTGTTCCATAAGAATCTACAGTGCTCTGGAAGAACAAATAATTTTGATTCACGTCTTCGCCTGCTACTTTTACGAAAGCATCAGGATCGTCTACAACTCCATCGTTGTCAGAATCACTAAATCCTATTTTAATTTCTTTGGTACTTTCATATCCATCATCAAATTCGATTGTATCTGAAATTTCAAAATCATAATTTCTGTTTAAACTTTGTGCAGAATTAATAGTTGAATTAATATTCAGAACTTTTATCATATCCTTGACAAGTTCACCTGTAACATTATTGTAAGCTCTTTCATTCTTGTCAAAGTAAAATCTGTTCTGCGACACGCTACCAAAGATGTAGTCAAGTACTCTTATCCTAACAATATATTGATCGTTATCTTTGATAAAAGCCATTAGCCACGAAGCATCTAAATTTACACTAGTCGTGTCTCCTGCCTTACCTAGACTAAAATTATTTGTTGTATCTAAATTTTGGCTTTGAATTATTTTCCATTCAGTGGTTGCAGTATCATATCTTAAACCAAAATTTAATCCTGCAAAGATTAAATTAGTCATTTCAGTTTCTAATGCTGTGCTTAGATCATTAACAAACTTAGGCACAATACTAGTTGCAATGGAACCGCTTGGTACATTCTCATTAAAAGTAATCGGACCAAGACCTGTATCCAACGTTCCGCGACCTGCATTAGTTCCATCTCCTACAACATTTACTACTTTGGTCCAAATGTAATCAGTCTGTTCAATATCATTACTGTTTGTTACAACCAACGATCCTTTCTTAAAGGAGTATCCTGCCGGTGCTGTAAACTTAATGTTGGCTCCAACAGTTAAATATTTTAAAGTGTTAGTAGCATAAGTTCCTACCTTTAATAATGCATTGTCAACTGTGTTTTTAAAGTAACCAGTTCCGATATTAGTATCATTGGTAATTGCTTCCCAGACAGTTGTTGTTTCACTAAACAACACTCTTTCAAATTTTGTTAGATAAAAATTATATAAATCTGTATCTGAAAAAGTTCCTTCGATATTATTTCTTATGAAGTTAATAATATCAGTTTTGCTGGTGTATTTAAAATTAAGCAATCTTTCATTTTCATTTTTATAGATATATCCATCGTCTGCAAAAACATTAACAGAACTGTACTTTCCACTAGCATCAATGATATCAAAATTTCTGCTGATTCCACTAGATGTTCTATTGATTGCTTTTACCTTTAGAACATTCTGAGAACTACCCAACGGAGCAAGATTATAATCTTCTCCTGTGATCATTCTGTTTTGTGTATAATAAAGTGCAGGAGCATTTGTTCTAATAGTATCTGTTGATTCAGTTGCCGATGCATTATTAACAGTGTATTGTAATCCTAAGTTGATTGTTAGTGTATGTCCAACTCCGGCACTGTTAATATAATTCACATCTATTGAGATTCCTCTCATTTCGGTCGGAGAGATGGAATATTCTAAACCATTACTTACTCTATAATAAACTCTGAAACTTCCCTGTGGTAGGTTTCCATAAACACCGTCAGCGAACAACAAATCAATTCTATCGTTTTGCTGTGTTGAAATTGCGTAGATATTTCTCACATTTCCAAGAACTGAATTATATGCAATATTATTTCCAACTAGATTACTTACTTGTGTCCATTCGGATGTTTGTCCTCCGGCACTGTTTAATCCAAATAACCAAACATCGTCATTATTAATGTTGCTGCTTTCAACTGATATAGATTCATTCGTTGTAGGAGTAGCAATACTAAAATCTGCAAGTTCTAAACTTCCTTGTTTGAATTGTAAAAAGAAACCAGTATTTGAACTTCCAGGACCCTTTCCATCTTGCCTATAAACAAATCCTAGTTGATTTCCTGGAGTGGGTGCTTCCTCATAAATTTCTTCAGAATCCTTAAAGGAAGTACTAACAACTTCAAATGTCATGTTTCGACCAGCAACTGACTTGGTATATGTATACAATGGAACATCTGTTGTTGTTGATCTAAAACGATACTGTTCTGTGGGAATTCCTTGTATTGTGTCACTGCCTTGGCTTCTACCAAACTCTGTGTTTTCAGTCATAGCAGAATTTAAAATTAAAATAAACTGTTCAGCCCAATTGGTATTTGTAGGATCGTTCCATCTCACAGTTTGTTGGGCTAAGTTTCTTCCATTACTGTCTATAATATTTTCTGTTGTTGTAACTGAATTAAATTTTAGTAGTCCAGATGCTCCTTGGTTTCGTTTAGCATTGTATCCTAGCATTCTTGCAATTCGTAGAACGCTTTCCTTTCTTTCCGCTAATTCAATAAAGTTTTCTCTCGAAGCAAGATCAAGTCTGAAACTTAGGCTCTGTCCAAGAAAAGACATAGCATCGATCAGAGCAAGATATTCTGAACTTTCGATATAATCGTTAAAATCTTCTGGATAATTCTCTCGGAGATAGGTAATGATCACCCTGCGGATGTTTTCGAAGTCGTATGACTTGAAATCCGCATTCTTAAACGTCTGATAGATTCGTTTCCAGTCTTCGTTTAGTATTAAATTGTTCTGTCTCGATGTGGTGCTCATTTGCTATTTCCTATTGTAATATTTAGCCCGTTTAATTAACTGCTTAGTTTATTACCGAGTTATTTCTATCAAAGTCAAAGGTCATCCTTTCGTTAATATTAAATGGTATGTAAACAACTTCTGCTTCAATTCGCATACCCTGTTCTGTGCTATCAACACTCACCGCTTGTACTACTACCCTAGGGTCGTAGTTTATGATATTTTCTACGTCTTTTGCTATTAAATTTTTAACCTCAGGAGTAAACTGTTCAAAGATCATGTCCCATATAATGGTTCCAAAACTAGGATTTTCTAACTTTTCTCCTTTTCTGATATAGAAATGATTTATTATGTCTTGTTTAACCAAGTCTATATCATACAGTTTGAAACCTTTTTCCTTGTTTTTAGAGCTGAAGCCCTTGTATGTGAACGCTCCGCTATTAGAATTACCAACAGATGCCTTGTCAACTGCTACTGCTTTTTGATTGTATATCTTCTTCATATTATTCTTCCTCTAGTTCCCTGTCAGTGAACGAAGTACTTTGTATTGCAGGTGAATTATTTTCATGCAATGCCCAAGGTTCGTGCATAGGAACTCTCTTCATTATTGACTTGATCTTTCCGTCTAAGTATCTAAGTTTAGGCCAACCCTTATCTGGATTTGTAAACAGATTAGTATGCAAATGAAGATCAGTAATCGTATTTGCTATAACTGCTTCTTCTGCTTGTCTTGCCTGCGGACCATTCATGTGTATCTGTGCAGCAGTTTCTGTGTGGTTTCCACCACTTAGAATATCTGTTGTTCCACCGGCACTGTAAGCATTATTTCCTTCGGTGTTAAGATCTAAATTGCCGGTTGTTTTAATTAGTGTATCTCCAAAAACTTTTACTTCGTAATCATGCGGAGCAACAATTCCGTATCCCGTAGAAAATCTTGTGCTACCTATCACGCTGATGTCCAGGTCGCCGTCGGTAGGAACACCTTCGGCATTTTCATAATTCCTAGTTTCTATTTTACCATTAGCGCCAATTAAAATATTTGTATTAAACGCACTTTCGATTTGTATTCTTCCTGCTTCAAATTCTGCATCATCCTGTATCTTAGGAATAGGATTACCGTCATCATCTCTTCTATGCAGGGTTGAAGGCGAAGCATATTCTGCCGTTGCCTTCATATTAATATTTCGACCGGCTTCTATGTTGATGTCTCTGTCAGCCTTGATATTTAAATCATTTTCTGTATGAATGCTAATGCTATCTGCGGCATAGATATCAATCTTACCATTGGATGTTAATTCTACCCAGGCAGTACCTTTCGAGTTGCCAATATAAATTAAATCTTCTGAATTGTGTAATAATATCTGATGTCCGGTCCTAGTTCTAATTCTTGTATGTTCATTGTAAGGAATATCAGGACGACCCTTAGAGTTAGTTTTTTCTCCAGTAACTGCATCCTCTCCGTTAATAACGTCAATGTATTTTACAGGACCTGCACCAGCATCAGTATTTCTTATATAGCGATCATCTCCGTCATCAATTACAAATTGTGTTCCACCTAATCTGCTAACTGCAATACCTGTTAGAGATTGATTTTGTGTGGGACCTGTATTCATTCTCTTGGATCCATCTCTCCAATCAAGAGGACCAGGAGTTGAAATTCCAAAGACCGAATTAGGTGTTTGTCGACGACTAGTGGATGTTACTGTTCCTCTTACATCGTCTTCTAGAGTTCCTTGTTCTAAAAATCTGTCTGCAATAGGATGTACAGGCTTTTTTATTTTTTCAGGATTTTTTTCAGGATCATCTGCATTGTATCTTTTATTAATCTCTCCTGTTGGCAATGCTCTATCAGTATCGTACTTGTCTGCATCTGCGGCCGTTAGATCTACCTGCTCAGTTCCAGCAATTGCAGGAACCATGTGATTAGCAAAAGAAGGAGGTAGGCAAGCAAACCAATACCCTTCCGAAGGGTCACCGTCAACAAAGGCACACAAAACTGTAACACCTACATCAGGTGGAACAAACCACATTCCGTAAGATTTCTGCGTATCGTTAAAATCATTATTGTTCTTGCCCATTGCTTCAAAAGGCGTATAGCCAAAGAACGGCGAAGCATAGTTTAAAATATAGGTTTGATTATCATCACCCATATCATTACCCTGATCCTTGAGCAGTGTTACTCTCAGTCTACCGTTAAAGGTAGGATCCATAACGCTTACTACTCTGGCCATGTGTACACCGCTACCTAATCCCTTTCCTAGGGATTCTCTTGCCGGTGCTCTTCTTTGTATCGCCATTAGTTACTACCTTTAAATATAAAAATCATCATCAAAATCATACTCAGTTGTTTCTGAAGTGTTAGTTGCTGGCTTAGTCTCGCCGCCAACTTTAGTTGTTGTATTATTTGTCTTATCAGTTTTAATTTTATCAGCAAAGTCACTAGGTTGTGCTTGCAATCTCACGCAGGTTAGTGTCTGTCTAAATTGTCCTTCTGCAAATCTAGTCAAACATTTAACCACCCTATAAATTCCTGTAAATGGACTTACCTTGTCTTTATTAAATTCAAAATTACCAGTTCTCTGATTAACATCGGCAGGAGTTCTAAATGTTATAAAAATGTATACATCCTGTCCTTCGTAGTTTGCTGTTCCATCCTCGGTCATTAGAGGAGATTTTGCTGATTCCTTTGCAAAGTAATTTGAAAATCCACTGTCAACCAGCCAATAGGTGTCTCCCATAATTTCTAATTCTACCTTGACTAAGTCCGCAGATGTCACGTTAATGAATGCGTTTTGAAATGCTTCAGCGACTTTTTGTTCAACATCGGTTGTGCCTGCACCACCTTTCATTAGAGTAAACTGATCTGGAGTTTTCTTAATTTTAGATTTACCAAGAAACGCAGTCTGTGCTTTCTTCTCGTTACCTTCTCCTGTTGTAGTTTCTTTTGGCGTTTGTTCAGCAACACCTTTTTGATCTGGTGCTTGTTCGTTTTTTGTTTTTGCTTCTGTTGCAGGAGCACCTCCAGTATAAAACAAGTAGTCAATCTTGATTTCAAAATTTAAAACTTCAGTGTTTAGTCCGGTGTATATGTAATCGTATCTCTTAACTATAGTTTTTTCAATTTCAGTTATTCCAACTGGAACTGAATTAGGGTTACCAAAGATGCTAGAATGTACCTTAAAGGGAACTACTCTATAAATAAATTTCTTTGCATAATCTCCAATTAAATCGTCATACTCTAAAAATTCAACCTGGACATCAATTTTAAACCAATCTATCATTCCATCTGCTTTGGTTGCTTTTTGTGTCGCTTGTTTTGCAAATGTTGAACTTAAAATTACCTGAGTTATGATGTCTGTTAGTTTCTGAGCCTGTGTAAAATGAAATGATCTGTTTCCTTCATGAATTTCCATCACTCCTCTTTTTATTCTACCAGTTTTTTCATCAGCCACTTCCTTATCATCTTTGAAAGGAAAATTACCTCCCTTTCCTACACCAAAACCAAATCCTGATTTAGCAATAGCATTGTTACCGATATTTTTATTTGTTGTTGTTTGAACATCGCTACCACCTACTACTTTTTTGCCAGGATCTTTTGGATCTGCTGTTGCACCAGCATCTCCAGAAACACTATCTGCTGTTTGCTCTGTATATCTCTTACTGGCTACTTCAGGAAAGTGTATTTCGTAAACATCCTTAATCTTGTATTTTCCTTCTTTGACTAATTTTTCTTCGTTACTGTTTAAAAGTTTTACAAGACTTTTTGCGCCTGTTGCCAACACATCCTTAACTGTATTTTTATCAGCGTCGTTATTAAACGCTGCCTCGGCTCTAAAATCTCCCGTACCCTGAATAACTATATCAGTCCATGCTGTGTCGACCGTGTCAGCAAAGCCTTGATGATTATACGGATAGGCTTCAACGTTATAACTGCTTCCTGACTCATCAACATTAAAAGTAACTTTCTTGAGTTTTAAAATAAAATACTTAGGCTTGATAGATTTTCTAATTGATCCATCTTCATTGAATCCTATAATGTCGAGTTTTAGCAAGAAGGGCGAATCTAAATAATTTACGTATCCTGCCTTGATTGCTGCCACCTGCATACTCTGTAGAAACAGACCCATACTGAAAGGTTCTTTAACATTAAAAGTAAAACTAACTGCGTTCTGGTTTCCCGTCTTTGGGTTAGCAGCGATAACGCTGGTCATCTCAAAATTGTCTATAAAATATTCAGGAGTGCCGTATTCTGTTGCTACCCTTGAAGATTTACCATCCTTGATAAAATCTCTACCTGCGGATGAAAATATAATGCTTGATGATAGATTAGTTGATTTTGATTCAAATCCGCCAGTAATGGCATCCTTGAAAGCGGTCTTTACATCGTAACTCTGTGCTGCAAAACTTAATCCATCTGCAAGCCTATAAAGGCTTGGATTATTAAATTGTTTAGGAGTTAAGACTGCCATGGTCCATAAAGAGTTGTACGTGGCAAATTGCTGAAGAGGATTTGGAACAACATTGGTTAGATTGTATCCTCCTGATGCTGGTAAATTTTCCTGAGAATTTGTTCTTACCGTTTCTGTTTTTTCTTCTTTCGAACCGGCCTGTGCATCTACTTTTGTAGTAGCACCTTCTTTTTTCTGTGTTAAGAAAGCATACGCCTTCGTGATAGCCGTGTCTGCTGCGGCATACTGTTGCGTAGTTCCGTCTGGCTTTTTGTTTTGATATCTATCTAACTGTTCCTGTGTTCCGTAGATACGAGTCTTTTGACCAAATAATATCTTGTCAATATAAGGTTGTGACCTGTCAATATTAGTATTGGAGGTTTCACCGTTGCTCTGTATTCTTCTTTCTACGAATTCAGCATTCATACTAGACTCCTAAGAATTTTTTCAAGTTGGATTCTTTAGGAATGTAAATTCTTTTTCCGGGTTCAAAATCGTAAATTGGGTCTTTTATCACTTCCATGTTTCTTTGTGTAAACACCCACCACAACTTAGGATCTCCGTATAGATCATATGCTAACAGATCAGGTCTATGCTTGTATTGGTTTTCAATCGTGTAAAGAAAATCGTCTGCCTCAGCCGGAACTGGTCTAATCTTTAACAAATCAAGATAAAGATTATTTTGTTCCGTAATAGAGTATGGCGAAGTTGATTGGTATATTGCCATATTATAAGTATCCTTGTCCCGAAGGAGTTTTTAATGTTCCTCGTGCATAATCTGTTAAACTAAACTGTCTTAAGTTTCTTCTATTGTAAACTGGTTGTACTTGAACTGAAAAACTGCTTGTGACAGGAACCCATGTATTTGTTCCAAACTTGTCACAACGTATATAGTTGACATCATTGGGCATGTCGACACTAAATGATTTAACAACCACAGGAACATTGTCAAAGAAACTAGCACCATATCCACTGAGTTGACAAACAGGCGGTGGAGCACCTGCATTAGCACCTTGGCCAAAAAACATCTTTGTCATAGTTCTAAAAAATGCTACTGAACTAATCCAATATGCTGCTTGGGTTTCGTTTTCGCAGATAAAGGTTCCATCTATAGAAATCGCATCCACTTCACTGTTCTTATAGGCTTGGAATGGATAGTTGTTGTGTATAGGATCGATGGATGTGTAGTTTGCCTTTGTTGAATATTGTATCTGTGGAAGTATAGGAAACACAACTCCTCTGGTTCCTTCATCATTCAAAGGTGCAAACAAAGGATTGCCTGAGAACAGAGTCCAATCGCAGGTAATTCTAACACGCCAGTCATCACTGTCATGAGGTTGTACTGTTATTCCTTGTCCAGTATTTTTAAACAGCTCGCCATTCTGAGGTAAGTTCTCTGCTCTCTTCAGGCTTAACAAATCGTTAAGTGCTCCAGCACCTTTGGATATTCCTTTTGCTAGATCTTGAAATCCGCCGGCTAAATCGCCGCCGCTGAACTTTCCTAAAACTCCACTTATGTCTTTGCCAACTCCCTTGGCAAAATCACCAATGGCTCCGAATGTCCCGCCGTCAGTCAGTGAACTTATTGAACCATTTCCTAGAGGACTGTTAACGGTATCTTTTACCTGTCCCATTCCCGTGTTTATTTGATCAAAGAATGTTCCGCCGGCGCCCGATGCCTGGTTGTATCCGCTTCCTACCTGTCCTGACAATTGTGCAACCTTTGCATCTAAATTTGCTTTTTCCAGTTCTGCTCCAATCTTAGGTTTTGCTTCATCATAGGCTGCTATTGCCTGTTGAATACCCTGATCGACCTTTTGCACTAGGAACGGTAATGGGTTTATGTTTAATCCTGCCATTTTGGTAATATTTCCTTATCTTTACTCTATTTATTTCTTTCATTATGTGCTATTATAATAAATATTAGGAGAACTATCTAAAACATGCAAAAAATTAAATATCTTACAAATAAAGACCTTTTGGCAGAGATACACCGCAGCAAAAATACATTTTGTTCGTTCATAGACGAGGAATATCATCAATATGACATTATCCTGCCAAGCCTAGAAAAAATTAACATAAGGACCATAGCAGAAGCAAAAAGGAATCGTGCTGCTAGATTAGCCAAACAAGCACACGAAGCAGCCGTTGAAGCGGCCGGTAAAAAGATTCCAGCAAAACAGTTTGAAATAGATTATAGAAAAATGGAAAAACATGATCTAATCTTCCGTATAATGACATTTGAACACATTCCCGAGGATCTTACAAGAAAGAAAACCAAAAAGAATACTGCTGACAGTCACGTAAAAGTTAACTTTCCACCATTCCAACATTGGAAGTTTGATGAGAAGGACAACCTAATCTGCGTGGGCAAGAGCCATTGGGAAGGCGGTATGGAAAACGGACACTTTGCTCTTAAAAAAGGACAGATGACTAATGATCTTGCTAGAATGTTTATGAAACTATGCGATCGCTATGCTACCCGTGGTAATGTAAGAGGATACACCTACAATGACGAAATGAAAGGACAAGCAATACTGCAACTTGCTCAAATTGGTTTACAGTTTGATGAAAGCAAATCAAACAACCCGTTTGCTTACTACACAGCAGCAGTCACTAATTCATTTGTGCGTATTATCAACATTGAAAAACGCAATCAAAACATTAGAGACGACATCCTTGAAATGAACGGAATGAATCCTAGTTGGACTAGACAGGAATCGGGTCGTAACAATGGAATGGAAACACCCAGGACTACTGATAAAAAATCCGAAGAATAATAGACTTGAC